ATCTGAGGCGTAACGAAATCAACAAAATCCGAAGGCGTCAGCTGCTCGCCCATAAATCGTTCCCAATTACTCCAAACCAACCTATTGGGAACGAAAAAGAAAAAAGACTCCAAAATCAAATTATCCATAACTGGCACGATGGCGGTGGCCAGTCGTGCGAATGCGTGCATCTTCACGCGAAAAGTATCTCCCGGCAAAACTTCATCAATAAAAGCCGGAATTAAATAACCAGCCGGAAAAGTCGTCTTGTGTGTGTGATTAACGTCAAAGGACGACCGTGGAATATCCGGCCGGGGCGGCATAGAAAATCGCCGCGCATCAACTGACTTCATTGCTCCATGTGGCATAATCAAGCCTTCTGCTGAAGGATGACCGCTACGTTAGTAACAAACTTGACCTTAGAATCAATAACACCTGTATCCATGGAATATTCTCCGAGGGAATACAAATCAAAATCCTCGGGATATTTCTCGACGGTATCACCCGAACCTGTAAATCTTTCCTGAATAACTCTGGCGACGTGTCCGTCGGCTGCAGCCAACAAAATTCCACCATAAGTCATGGCCTTCTTGTCGAGAAGCGAGTACATCTGCATTAGAGCCCCCTTTGTGAGTAAAACTTTAGTTTGGCTTCTGCTACTTCCTCACGAACAGCGCGCCGTTCGGGCGTGCTGTCCTGGCGCCTTGCTCGAGCTCGATCCATACGAGCTCGCAAAACGTCCTCGACCACCGGCTCGGGCGCGAGCTCCTTGAACTTGCGCCAATAGTAAACCGGTGGCTTCCATCTCTTGCCGTCGGATACGGCAAAATCATGCGGGAATAGGTCCCGCTGATACTTCTCATACCACCAATAACCGATACCCGGCCTGCTGGATTGCTCGTGAAACTCCGGCCGCACCGAAATCAATTCTCCGGTCCACCAATCCATCCGCTCGTATCGCGGATGCTGGGCCGCCGCCTTCTTGTTCACGTACCCAGCAACATATGACGCACGGCCCGGAGTCACCGATCCCAACGTACAATTTCCGAGCTTCCAGAGGCCCTCGAGCTCCTCGGATACGTAATCTCCGTTCATCCATAACTTCTGATCCTTAAACCACATGTTAAATAAAACCATGTGCCAATGGGGACGCCCTGTGTGTTCCCCATATTCTCCTGCAACAAAAAACCGAAGAGGGAAATCCCCCTTCGGTCCTGGTGCTACGCCTTTAAACTTCTTCCTCATTCGCTTCATGAAAAGCTGAATGTCCCGATACTTTAATGACGGACCAATATAGTCCTGCTTCTGCTCATCATAGGTCAACGTCAAAAATAAACTAGTATCGTATAACTGCGCTTCGTGCTGAATTCGAATGCTCCACATTCTTCCTAAATCCAACCTACAGCCGACGCATCGATTACAAGGGACTTCAAAAACTCGTCCCTCTCTCTCCGGAACAACAGCACGGGGGCCCGACGTCGGTCGGACCCCCGAACCGCTGCCCTGCATAACCCTCGGGGTCATGCAGCTCATCGGAGATCACTTAGGCAGTCTAAAAAGCCCTGCCAACCCTTCCGGAACGTCAAACACCGGAAGCATTCGTCGCATTCGAACCAATGCCTCACCGCGTTGACGCGGTCCTTAAATCCGGAAACCACCGCGCCCCGGCCGCGCCAAATTGAGCGACTTGGTCTTGCTGACCTGAGCGCGAAACTTCTTAGCCGATCTTCCCTTGGAAACTGGACGGCGCTTCATAAATCCTCCTCGAGGGGGAAGCTGGGGGACGAGCTCGTCCCCCAGCATAGGGCACACAGTCTGTCTTGTCTACTGTGTGCTGAGTGACACCAGTCACTCTTAAATCTCGAGCTCATCGAGCTCGTTCAGCAGATCCGCCTGGTCTGCTTGTTGGAGAAGGTTGATGTAGTTCTTAACAAATTGAATCTCGCCGTACTGCAAACCTCCTAGCGGATAACGAATAACAATGACCCGTCCGGGTCCTAGTGGCAATTTTGCCACGTTAAACATCTTCGGCGGCTTAGGCGCCGAAGGATCGTTCTTGGGCCTGCCCATAAAAGCGTCCCTCCTGTAAGAGTAAACCGAAAACATAAAACGCGCGCGCGTTACGTGCGTGCGAATAATCTTAACGGTAGACTCAATAGGACGCAATAAAAAAAGCGGGGGGCTAACTGCTCCCCCCGCCTTAAATCAGCCCGAATAAGCTTTCGGGCGGTAGTTAGCCCGAATGCGTTTCGGGCTCCGGAGCCGGCTTTGCCGGCTCCGTTCGTGCCGCAAAGGTATTCAAAAACTCTTCCTCTGACGACTCCTGGGCAAACTTAACGAGCTTGCCAGGATTATTCCCAAACTTCTCCCTTAACTCAGCAGGCAACGCCATAAATCGTTCCTGCGTACTCTTCACCAATTCCATCGCGGATTCGAAATCAGTAATGCCAGTAAAATCCCCATACATAGCACTACCAGGGCCAAACGGAAGAGCACCCGTAATTCCGAATCTTCGGACAATCGTGTTAATATCAACTTCTTCTTGAAACTGCTGCTGGACATAAGTCTCTGTACCCGTGTCAACGGTGTTTTCATCTGAGACATCCTTCCAGTCGTAGGCTCCTCGACCCTTATTTGCCGGAATAGGCATAAATCATCTCGTCGGTTGAACGGAATCCCGAAATACCCCATAAAACAACCTAGCCCAAGCCGGAAACTCTGCGATAAGCTTCTCGACGTCGGCCGCGTTCATAGCACCCTCTTTAGCGAAGCGGTCCAGCGCTGCTCGAGCTCGAGCAGCCTCGGAGGCCGAGCTCGTTCCCTCGATCGACGCCCAGGCCTGGGCGACGGCCGGCGCGAACAAATTCCTCCGCTCAGCCAAAGTCAAACCTTGCAGTTCCTGCAAAAGCGGATTCATGATCTGTGCGTGCTGCCACGCTAAATTCTTACCCGTAGTATCCGCGGCGACATTCAACGCCTGCTCCTGGAGGAGCGCGGTCTCGGTCTCAAACCTCTTAATCGCCATGGCGTTGGTAATACCCTTGCTCAAATCCTCGACCTGACCCCTATCGCCGGAGGGGCTCGAGGCCCCGCCGGCTGCCATCATAGGGTTTAAACCGGCTGCAATGGCGTCTGCTACGCCTCTCTGCTTCTCGGTCGAGCTCATACGCTCTTGGAAGTCTCTGTTCTTCTGAGCCTCCCTGATGCTCAACCAGGTGCCAATCACCGGAGCTGCGGCTGCAGCTCCTTTTCCAATAGCACCCCAAGGGATACCTCCGCCGCCGCCTTTTTCCTTCATTACGGTCTGCGCGTTATAAGCCATAATCAAACCCTCATTCCAACACCCGGAATGGAATACATGGGCATAGCGCGAACCATTCTCTGCTCGAAAAGCATGTCCATCAAAAACTGCTGACTCGCAAACGAGGCAACAACAAGTACTCGGTCAACGGGCGGCGTCTCGGCAATAAAGGTATCGTTCAAAACAGGCCTGGCCGAAAACTCTTGTCCCAAGTGCCACATATCCAATGGCGTAGGATGGGAGGATCTCATCACCGAACTCGTACGATTCGGGTGATACTTATATTCCGCCCATCGCTCTTGATAACCAAAAACGGTATCGTCGCCGGCGGTTCCATCATTGAAAATCTCTTTAGACATAACCGCCTGCTCGCCTAAATTAGCGAATGCTGGACGGTAATAATCAAACTTGCTCTTCCTGAAAAACATACGGCGTATGCCCTGCTGATAAGTCAAATCCGCGCGCACGTTAATCAATCCGAGGATAAACCCGTGCTCCGTAAACGACTGGCTGAATCCGTGACCATACGCACTGAAGGTTCCCGTCGCAGCCTGATCTCCCATCGGAGTAGAGCCACCAGTAATACCAGTAGCTGATGTCTGCTGAACAGGATTAATCGACACAAAAGTTCTACCGCCCCCAAGATACTCAGGACGCTGAAGTCTTGAATCCGGTGATACCACGCCGAATTCGCTTCGGACGATCTCGGCATAACGTGTCCCTCCTCGAGCGTTGCGCTCCATCCAGCTCTG